TACCCTCACGTCGAACGACGCACACTACAAGGCACGTTAGACAAAGGCGACATCACTGGAACAGACCCTCGTCTTGTATGGGAATGCAAGAACCATAAGACATTGAACTTCTCTGGCTGGTTGCATGAGGCTGAGAACGAACGAGTGAACGCGAAGGCAGAGATAGGTATAGTCGTGGCGAAGCGCCGTAACTATGGTAATCCTGCTGACCAGTATGCGCTTGTCCGTTTAGAAGACTTAGTGAAACTGTTGAAGCAAGCAGGCTACTAGTGGTTGAGCGTACTGAAGGTTACGTACCATCACATGACATCAAACAGTTTGACTTCACAAAAGATTTAGAGTTCGGACATCAAGGCGAAGAAATTGTTTTGCAGTTTCTTTCGGACTTAAGTCAGGGTTCTTTTGAGGTGAAGTATGACAGATACCGTAATGGTCGAATCTTCGTAGAGTACGAACAGAACCCACGTAATACAGGGTGGAAGCCAAGTGGGATACAGGTAACACAAGCGAAATGGTGGGTCTATTTGTTCTCACCCAACGCATTCGTTATAATTGAGGTACGCAGATTGAAACGCTACCTCAAACATAACGTCACTCAACTCAGACAGTTGGTAGCGGCGGAACACTCAGACAACCCAGCGAAAGGCTTTCTTATATACCCAGAGCAGGTCAAGGAGTTGATGTCAGTATCCACCTACGATTAGGAGAATAAATGTTAAAGATTTTTACAGCATTACTTATAGGTTTAGGGGTAGCAGGGGGAACGGTAGCGATGGCAGAAGCACCAGCGGAGAAGACAGGGACACCATCATCCACCCACAACATTCGTTTAGTAAGGGAAGAACCATTGCCGATACCAGCAGATGCCAAAGTACCCCAATGGTGGGCGCTTGCACGTGAGGTTGGTTGGACAGAGGACGCATTGCCTACCCTTGACTACGTGATTTTTAGGGAGAGCCGTGGACTGAATCGTTCCTTCAACCGTGAAGACCCCAATGGTGGAAGCCGTTGCTTGCTTCAATTGAATGGTTCGTGGACTGGATGGTTGACCGACAAGGGCATCATCACTAAACCAGCAGACCTATTCAAGCCTGTCACCTGTCTTACGGCAGGGCTAGCCATCTACCAGTACGGTATGGATAGGTACGGTTTCGGCTGGGGACCTTGGGCTATCAAGCCATAAACTAAACACGATGAAGGGCAGACACACAACAAGTTGGGTATGCGATGCGTGCAGTACACGCCTCATTACCCATGTAAAAGTTTCCGAACCACCAACCCATGTTTGTCTTGGGCGTGATAGGAATAGCACAACAAACAACATCCATCCCATGAAAGAGGAAACGAAATGAATACCATCACCATTGTCGGCAACGCTGGCAAACCAATTGAGTTGAAGTACGGTCAGTCAGGGTTAGCACAAGGCACGTTCTCTGTTGCTACCACATCAGGCAAAGATGAAAAGAAAGTTACCGTGTGGCACAACGTCACTGTCTTCGGACAAATGGCAGAGCACGCTGCATCATCTATCGAAAAGGGCAGTCGCGTGGTTGTCGTAGGCAAACTAGACATCTCGTCATACGAAAACAAAGACGGTGTGAAGGTGTGGACTACAAAGATTTTGGCTGACGAAATCGGATTGACCATGCGTTTCAACAACGTGTTCGCAGACAAGAGCGAACAGGTGCTGAAGCAGGTGACACAGAAGTTCGGAGCGCCATCGTTCCTTGAAGAAGAAAGTTTCTAGTGGACATTATGAAACTGTCCTTTGACCAATGGTTAGAGATTGGTCTTAGGGCAGGATTCACCACCCCACCTGTCTGCTCCACCCATGACGGGATACCGATGACGATTACTGAAGACGCAGAGTACATGGACGGCTCTGACCCTTGCGTTTATGTGATGCGTTGCTATGAAAGTACAGAACAGAAAGAAGCAATTGAAGCAAATTGCCCATCAGTTATTTGGAGAAACCCGTACCATGACACCTACGACAAAGGGCGCTGACGTCCTACTTGAAGCGCACAATCTGATAACAGGGGACAGGCATAACGCTTACGCCCACCCGTTAGAGGATTACACACAAACCCGCGACATCTTCCAAGCCATGACGGGGGTGTCGCTCACCGTAGAGCAAGCAATCTTGTTCATGGTGTCAGTCAAACTCTCACGTCTTAGGACAGCAATGAGTGAAGGCAGATGGGCGCATGACACTGTCGTGGATACGGCAGGCTACATTGGTTGCCTTGCTATGGTGAACGCGAAACTTCAGGAACATTTTGATGAGACGGCTTACTGATGGTAGTCAAGGGCGAACGTAAACCATGTCCGTGTGACTTCCCGATTGGGAGAACACCCCTCGTGTGTGGTAAACCTGAAGAAGATGATGACGACTGATGACTTCCCGAATGGTAACTGTGTCCACCCGTGCGGGCATATGGGTATCTGTGACCATTGCGGGACAGTCAGCAAAGCGGTGCAAGTATGGACAGACTTTGAGATAGAGGGCTGTGAATGTCTCTGTCATAAGGCAAGAAAACTATTCGTTGGTGTAGCAAAGAAAACTAAGGGGCGCAAGTGAGAGAGTTAGAGTTGGGTTGGTATGACCGTGCGCGATGTAAAGGTATGGACGCCAAGATATTTTTCCCTGATATACCTGCTGGGTTGAACCATCGCGGTGTGTTTGATGAGGCGGTGAAGGTGTGCGGGCTGTGCTCGGTGCGCCGTGAGTGCTTGACTCTTGCCATGCAGGCGGAGACGAATGACATTCGCAGGTACGGGGTGTTCGGTGGCAAGACTCCACGTCAGCGCGATGCTTTGGGTGACAATAAAAAGTAGCCCTGCTCTACCACAGGAAGGGGAAACCGTGGGAGCAAGGCTACTCGGACTGTAATACTATCAGACTTGGGTGTAGTACAACTTCCACCCGTCACATGCGTCACTGTTCATGGCGCAATGCTTGGCTGATTGCTCGGACTGAAAGCGCCGTGCCTTTGCTTTATCCAAAGACCAACAGTTATCTACAGTCTTGGCGGTAGACATGTGTCTGCCTGTCCAGTATTTATCTATAGACGGGTGCTTACCGCAACGCTTGACCACCCACGTGTAGGTCGGCAGGGGCTGTGTTGTTGGGTGGTTCTTCCTGTCGTAAGGCTTGACCCTGCGATACAAGGTGAGTGCGATGTCCACGCTCGGACGGTTGAGTATCCAGTTACGCATTCTCATTAGCCTGCTCCTCGTACTGTAGCCAGTCATTGATAAGTACTGTCCAACCCCAACGCTGTCGCAGTATCTCTACTACCTCGCGTGCTGTTGGTTCGTTCGTGATGTTGTGGTGTACCCATTCTTCCAAGATGTCTGATGTGGTTCTCATTCGGATACCGCGTCTTGTAGTTCTTCAATCACTTCAATGATTTGCTGTTGGGTTAGGTGCTTGCTCATCTCGTAGACAAGCCAGTCCACAGGGTCATGCAGTCTGCGTGCCATGCCATCTATCAGTTGGTACTGTGTGTCGCCCATCGGTATTCGGTTCATTGCTTGCAAGCCCAACGTGAAGCGGTCAGTCAGTTTGTCTGTGCCTTCTAGGTATTCACCGTCACCCCGATAGTCGCTTTCCCATTGGTCATAACTCTCGTTGTATACCGTGCCATAGGGGAAGAAACCCTCTTCGTTCTCTGTGTCGTGATACCACAAGTCAAGACTGCTGTCGTAAGTCACGATGTAATGGTGCTGTCTGACTGTCTCTAAGTTCAGGTCATAGATTTTCATTGGACTGTTACCCTTCCTGCTGGCTCGGTCTTGCCTTCTCTGTTTGCTTGTGCAACGTAGTCGGTCATCTCATTGACGTCATACTCGGACATGAACTCTGTGTCTTGGAAATACTGGATAATGTCTGACCACTCCTCTCGTGTTGCCACTACCAACTTGCCAGTCTGCTCATCTTCAACAGCGAACTGTTCACGGTCTACCCATGAGATGAGTAGGTCTTCATCGGGGTGGTATGTCTGCATGAATTCAATTACCTTTGATGCTTTCATTGTGCTGTCTCCTTGTCCTTCATGCCCTGCTCAATAAGAAACTGGGCTTGGTTTAGTTGCTCTAACATTCCGAACGTTTGCATTGGGCGTAGTTCTCCCTGTCTTACGCCCTCACTTAGTAAGAAACGTAAGTCCTCAAAGCCTCGGATAATTTCTGCTCGGATAGTTTCCTTAGTCATTGCTGTTCTCCTTTGTTGGTTGTTGAAACCACATCTGCTCATTATTGGTTATGTTTTCTACTGTCTTGATACTTGAAATATGAAACTGAAACTCATACTCTCCACCTTTGAGTGGGTGAATGGCGTTGAACCGTACTTCCTCATTGCTCAACCAAATGATTTGACAGTCCTCGTACGTACTCCACTCGGTGCTGATTACCACGATGTCGCTATGTAAGCGGGCATGGTTTAGTAGTAGCCAGTTTTCCATTGGTATTTCTTTTACGAATACTTTTCCTTGCTTCATTGCTGTTCTCCTTTGTTGTATCGTGCGATGTGTTCTTCGGTTATATAAGCGT